CAACGAAGTGCATGAATCTGATAGCATTTCTGTATGGTACTCCCCCGAATATTACACATTAAGTGATACTATTCAATCCGAAGTTTGGTACTAAAATAATACTCACGAGGGGACAATCTTTCCCCTTATTTAATGCCCATTTAACAAACAATTCATTATGCAAATTACATCTAAAAAAGGTTCAATAGTATTAGATTACTATCCAATTAAGAATCTGAATAATAACATTTATCAAGATGAAGTTCTGAGGGTGTTAACATTTAGGGGTGAAACTATGAATAAAAGAATCATTACAACTGAAAAGATGGGTGATGAAGTGTTAGATAGAAAGGATAATTTCGATTATATTATAACAGATAACAGTAAAGGTTTACCACAATTTGTATCACATTATCAGAGAAGATCTTACATAGACTAACATGATTCACTTATTTGTGCTATTATTAATATGCGTAATCGCATCATCAATGATAACACTTTACGTTCACAATCCTCATCATTATTAACAATGAAACAACGTATTACAGTCTCTCAGTATGAACAATTACAAGAAGAGTTTGACTTTAAAAATCAACAATATGACTCTGTTAATTGTTATCATAGTCCGTTATATTACAATAATCCGTTATACTTTAATCCACTATCTTATGAGGTAATTGACAATGAACACTAATGAATTACAGTCCTATTATGCACAACAAGCATTAATAGATAGAAACCAAACTCAAGGATTATCGTCACTAATTAATAAGAATAAAACACAAGATGATTATAAAAAGTGTTATAAACCGTATCGTACTCTTAATAACTATTAGGAGAGAAATATGCAATCAATGACTAACTATGAATGGGATGAAGATTTCTACAAAGAAATAGTTAAGGATCACAATTATAGATTTCCGAAGTATAATAGTATTGATTATCCCTTACCTAATATAACACATAGAGAGGAGGAATAGTGACATCTAATTATACACGACATGGCAGAAGTCCGTTATCTGATGAACATTTAAGGCAGTTAGATTGTCTTTATAAAGCATACAATCAAGAAGGCATATCAGAGGGAGATAAAAGATTTTACTGGGCAAAGATTCAACAGTTAACTAATAGTCTAACAGAGTAAGTTTTCCACAGAAAGTATCATTAATTGTGGAAAACTATGCTATTATATGTTAAATAAGGTGTTAAAATGGTCTTATAAATATAACCTTGTTGTTTATAAGTTTTCCACAATGTTGTTAAAAACCCTTGTTAATATGTGGAATAAGTGTTAATTAGTAGAAATATTGTGTGGATAAGTGTTGATTTCTTAGTGATCTTAGCGAGTCGATTATAACACGAACTCGCTTAAATTACCAGACCCTCGGTAATATTTTGTAGGGATATTAAGTTTTCCACATATAAACCTTTTTATAAATATCCTTACTACTTGACAATAACTCCGTTATATTGTAGAATACTTATTAACACTCTCCTCCCTCTAATCTCATGACAGTTAGTAACTATTATGGACAAAAGAGTAAGTATAGAATAACGCTGGAATTAGATGTCTTAGATGACTTTAACCCTCGACAGATTGAGTGGGAAAAGTTATTTGAATTGCAGGACAATGAGACTGTAGAAAGTGTTATCGAAGACCTGCAAGATCCTGTGAGTTGGTAACACTAACGGGGGGTCGATTAAAGTGTTGCTATAGTATACGACCTGAACAAGTCTTTAAACTATTCTTATAAACAATTACCACCTAATTAGGTTCTTTATTATGACAGTTAGTAGCACACAGTTTGTATCACCAAACTTTGCAGAATTTCTATTAGAAAATACAAACAATGGCAATGAAATCTTATCAGTTCTCGATGATATTGTAGAGGGTGCAGATACAGTCCTATAAGTAACAACAACCGTTCCCCTGCTAACTAACACTTAGTGGGGGATTTTTACCAGTCTTAAATGTTACTTAGTGCCACACAGTTATTATAACATTGTGGTTACACAGTTGTTGACACATAGGACAGTAATATGGTACAATTGTTATATACAGTCGTTCGGCAGTTATATGCGGTTCGTTTATATTTTGCGTCGGTTGCGTTGCCCCGTTTATAAAAAAGGGTAAGTCCCTAACCTACAGAGGTGACAATTCGAGTTCTATATATAAAAATCCGAAAAAATTTTTGGGGGTAAAAAGTGTCTCATAGGGGTTTTAAAAGAACTTTTAAAAGAATACTGGGAGTCCCCATATGGGAAATAAAAAAGAGAGATACTTTTAACCAACAGAAAATAATAGATGAGATAATCGCAGCAAAGAAAAAAAATCCAGAACAAACAGAAAAGCAAGAAGTTGATAAATGGGAGTGGGAAGATCTTGGTGGATTTGGTGTAAATGAAGGATTCCACCAACAAGGATATGAATCATATGCATATATGAACTCACCTGAATCTGACTTAGTAGAAACATACCAATATATGAGAGACGTATTGGAGAGTGATGGTGGATTAGATTTCCCCCATCAGATATGCGAAGGATGGTTTAATTTCAATAAGAAATTCCAAGCAAACATGCCACACACTCATGGTGAGGTAGGATTAGCATCTGTATTGTTTTTAAAGAACGCAAAAGGGTTGACGTTTTACTATCCGAATCCTTTTAGTGGTATTGACAACCATAATGATGCAGTTGGATTAGACATGTCATTAGAGTTTTATCATGTGGATGCAGAGGTAGGAGATGCTGTAGTATTTCCAAGCAATCTATTACATTGGGTAAGACCTCATAATAAAGAAGAAGATAGAATAACATTTGCTTGTAACATTAAAATAAATAGATTCTAAAATGAATGATATGGAATCAACAACCTATCACATCTATGCAAAAGATAGAGTATTGTATTATAATCTAGAGGAAGAAGAATTTAAAGAGAAGTGGGAACTACTTCAAGTCATGGTAGATTTGTTAGAGACAGACTATACTGAGAGAGACTTATCATATATTAAGTTGACACCTGTTGGATGGCCAGGTAAGATCGTTCATAAAACACCTATGTGGGAAGAAGATTCATATTGACATATACATAATACCGATGTATAATTGAAAAGTAATTACAAGGTATTATGGGAAAAGGATTTACCGTAAAAGCAAATGCTCCTACAAAGAAAAAGGAAGAATGGGACATCCCTGCGATTAAGGAAAGATGGAAAGGTAAGACAATAGTATTTTGTCTACCTGGTAGAGGATGTTCATATATCTTTCTGAAGAACTTTGTACAACTATGTTTTGACATGGTTCAGAATGGAATGAGTATTCAGATATCTCAGGATTACTCATCTATGGTAAACTTTGCAAGATGTAAGTGTCTTGGAGCAAATGTATTACGTGGACCTAACCAGATACCTTGGGATGGTAAACTTAAGTATGACTATCAGTTATGGATTGACTCGGATATAGTCTTTGACACTAACAAGTTCTGGCAATTAGCAGATCTTGCATTACCTGCTGAAGGTGCTGAGAAAGAAATTACAGCAGGTTGGTATTGTACAGAAGATGGCAAGACTACATCTGTCGCACACTGGTTAGAGGAAGATGATTTCCGTACAAATGGTGGAGTAATGAACCACGAAATGGTGGATGGCATCAGCAAGCGTAAGAAACCATTCACTGTAGATTACACAGGTTTTGGATGGGTGCTCGTTAAAAAGGGAGTCTTTGAGAATCTTCCATATCCTTGGTTTGCTCCTAAGATGCAAGTCTTTGAATCTGGTAGTGTACAAGACATGTGTGGAGAGGACGTATCGTTCTGTCTAGATGCCAAAGAGAAAGGTTATGAAATCTGGTGCGATCCTCGTATCAGGGTCGGTCACGAAAAAACTCGTGTAATATAAACCTATGAATAAAGATCAGCAGTTATCTATGGAACGATCCGTTAAGTGGGTTGATTTTCATATGCCTTCAAAGACATCAGAAGAACTATGGTATCTTTGTTCAAACATTCTTACAGAACTATCCGAGCGTGACTCGGTTCGATATCGTATCAGAGCAACGGAAGCATCTGTAGCAGCGAAACTCGATTTAATTGATGAAGACACACACGACTCGGAGGGTTGTTAAATGGCAAAAATGTTTAGCGGTGGCGTAGCAGGGGAAACTCTCGAATCAAAACCGAAAAAAACTCGTCAAGGAAGAGGAAAGCATACCAAATATGCCGCTTCCTCTCGTAACCATGCTAAAAAAAGAAGTAGAGGTCAAGGATAACCATGCCAGCATTAATATGTAACTTACCTGCATATGAGGTGTGGGTAAGAAAAGAATATTTGCTTGACCATAAAGGTGGGCATGGTGAATTTGTAAAAGGTGTCTGGGTTGCTGCTAAAAGCATACCTGGACGTGCTTTTTACTTTGAGACTTATCTACCTGATTATGCAGCAATGTTTGATAAGTTACCTATATCTGCGTTTCTAAGCGAACCAGAGATTCCTGATCCTGATATGGAGTTACATAACCTCCAGTTCTGGAATTGTATGGATTATGGCGTTACAGCAGTTCAAAAGCAGTTTGTAGGGTCTATGCACTATGAATTGTATACAAGAGACTATGGAACTCAGACAGGTACGTATATTTGTACATTAGATAACTATCATCAAGACGTTGATGCTGTTGATTATTCTACAAGTGAAAATCCTGCTGAACATAAGTCACATAATTTGATTGAACTTGATAATGGTCAGTTTGCACTCTATCCAAATAATAGAATGCGTATCTATGATAATAGTTTAACACCTGAACCACCTAATATGCCTGATTTTAAGGTTTCTACGGTCTTCTATCAAGTGGAGAATGGTCATGATCGTGATGGACTAGGAAATGATGAAAATTATTTTTGGAAAACATCAAAAGAAAGAAAAGATACTGAAGAACCTAGTAAAAATGTATCAGAAATTGAAATAGAACCAGAGTTAGGGTAAATTATCTCAGATAAATATAAAGGACTCTTCGGAGTCCTTTTTTTGTATCATCTAGTGCTATTATGACCGAAAAGAAAATGTTGCGGGAAATTGCTAATGACACTATCACTCCTAAAAAGACTGATCGTAAAATAAACAATGATCTCTATGAAAATGATGATTTAGATTATGATGAAACTCTTTATGCACCTTGCGATATATAAATATTAATTAATACTAATAAATAAAGTAAGGTTTATAATAAATAAATGCCTTTACAGAGGGTAAGTCAAGGGTTTAAAGATATTAGCATGAGTTTTCAGGCTAATCCACTTAATAACGACCTTATAGGACTTAAAAACGAAAATGCTATCGCTAGAGCATTAAGGAATATTGTTTTTACCTTACCTGGTGAAAAATTCTTTAATGAAAACTTTGGTTCTAATGTTTCTGCTTCTCTTTTTGAGAATATTGATGATATTACTGCCTCTACCATAAAGGATGAAATATTTCAATCTATTATTAACTTTGAACCACGAGTTGAATTGACTAGCGTTAAGGTTTTCCCAAATTTTGATGAAAATGGGTTTGATGTTGTTATTAAATATATCATTATAGGGGCAGAAATTCCCCCACAAGAATTACAATTTGTTTTAATACCAACTAGGTAAGATGCCATTAGTTAATTTTAGTAACCTTGATTTTGATCAGGTTAAAACAACACTTAAAGAATATATTCAGTCGAATTCTAACTTCACTGACTACGATTTTGAGGGATCTAACCTCTCAACTATCGTAGATGTTCTGGCATATAATACTTACATCACTTCATACAATGCCAACATGGTAACAAATGAAGTTTTCATTGATAGTGCAACTTTACGAGAGAATGTAGTTAGTTTAGCAAGAAATATTGGATATTTACCTCGTTCTAGAAAAGCATCACAAGCAAATATAAGTTTTTTCGTCGATACAACAGGTATAAATCCTGCACCCTCAACTATTATACTTAAAAAAGGTCCAGTTGCAGCATCTCAAGGATCTTTTGGTGGTTCTTCTTTCGTTTTTTCAATTTTAGACGATATTACGGTTCCTGTTGTCAATAATATTGCAACATTTAACAATATTTTAGTTTATGAAGGAACTGTTTTATCATCTAACTTTATTTTTAGCACAAGAGATCCAAATCAGAAATTTATTATCCCAAATACTGGTGTTGATACTGGATTAATGAAGGTTACAGTCGAACCAAACGCAAATTCTATTAATGTAACGCAAAAATATAATTATACTCTCCAAGATAGCATTCTTGACATAAAATCTAACTCAAAAGTCTTCTATTTACAAGAAATTGAAGATGAACAATACCAAATTTTCTTTGGAGACGGTATTTTTGGTCAAAAATTAGACGATGGCAACTTTGTAACTGTAGATTATATCGTTTCTAGTGGAAGTGAAGCAAATGGAGTCAATGCTTTTAGTTTTTCAGGTCGAATTGTTCATCAAGTAGCAGGTGCAGGGCAAAATAGAACTGAAACACCAATCACATCAGGCATTTCTTTAATAACAACTAACATAAAAGCAACTGGAGGCGAAAGTATTGAGTCAGTTGAGTCGGTTAAGAAGTTTGCACCTAGAATTTATGCCTCTCAAAACCGTGCATTAACTGCAAATGACTATGAAACTCTAATTCCAGCAAGAATTTACCCCGAAACAGAGTCAATTTCTGTTTTTGGAGGTGAAGAATTGATTCCTCCCCAGTATGGAAAGGTCTTTATTAGCATAAAACCAAGATCAGGTGATTTTTTACCAAATTTAACTAAGGATAACATCAAAAATAAGTTGAAAAAGTTTGCAGTTGCAGGAATTGTTCCAGAAATTCTTGATTTGAAGTACCTTTATCTAGAATCTGACTCCAAAATTTACTATAATTCCAATTTAGCACCTTCTGGTGGGATTGTTTCTTCAATAGTTCAACAAAATGCATCAAGATATGCAGATTCTAGTGAGTTGAACAAGTATGGAGCAAGATTTAAGTATAGTAAATTCTTAAATATGATTGATAATAGTCATGATTCCATTACATCTAACATTACAACTGTTCAAATACGAAGAGATTTAAGAATAGTTCTTAATGCTTTTGCAGAATACTCTATTGGGTTTGGGAATGAGTTCCATATTAAGAACATGGGTGGTTATAATATCAAATCAAGTGCATTTACAGTATCAGGAATTAGTCAAGTTGTCTATATTTCAGACATTCCTAACACTAATAGAATAAATGGATCCTTATTCTTATTTACTTTACCATCTTCTAACTCTACATCACCTACAATTGTAAGAAGAAATGTCGGTTCTATCAATTATCAGAAGGGAATTATTACTATTAATCCAATAGTTATACAATCTGGTAAGAAAAAAGACGGTCAAGCTATCATAGAACTATCTGCTACACCTAAATCTAATGATGTCATTGGATTACAGGATCTTTATTTGCAACTAGATATAAGTAATAGTACCTTTGAACCTATTGTCGATGGAATTTCATCAGGTTTGAATCCATCAGCATCAAATTATACAGTATCTTCAAGTTTTGCAAATGGCAGTTTAGTCCGTGGCGGTGCAGTTAGTAGTGTAGTTGGTGAGGCAACTGGGGCAACTAGTGGCACAACAGGTACAACAGGCACGACAGGCACAAGCAGTTACGGAGGCGGTACATCAGGAGGTATGACTGGAGGCACGAGTGGTGCAACTGGTGGAACCACTACATCATCTTCATCATCATCTTCATCAGGATCATCATACTAAAACTATAACATGTCAGAAAAAAGAGTACAATTTAGTAATATTGTCCAAAATCAACTCCCTTCATATGTTAGGGCAGATTTTCCTTTAATATCTGAATTTTTAAAGCAGTATTATATTGCTCAAGAGTTTCAATCTGGTCCGATTGATCTGATTCAGAATATTGATGAGTATGTAAAAATTGATGAAATTACAAATCTTAGCGAATCTGTTATTCTTGAAGAAGATATTGAAACAGATGCCACTACAATTAATGTAGATTTATCAGCATCTGTAACAGGTACTAATGGATTCCCTGATTCTTATGGATTACTTAAGATTGGTGAGGAAATAATAACTTATACTTCAAAGACAGATACTTCATTTGTTGGATGTGTTAGAGGATTTGTTGGAACGTGCGACTATGATAAAGAATCATTACTTTTTAAAACATCTGATGCATCTATTCATAGTAAGGGTGATGTAATTATAAATTTAAGTTGTTTATTTCTTAAGCAATTTTTATTAAAAAGTAAGTATCAATTACTACCAGGATTTGAAGGAAGAGCATTAAACGTAGATTTAAACCAAAATGTTTTTATAAAACAATCAAAAGATTTTTACTTAAGTAAGGGAACTGATAGATCTTTTGAGATTTTATTTAAGGCACTTTATAATGAAGATGTTAGTGTAATTAAACCTAAAGATAGATTACTTACACCATCTAACGCTGAGTATAGGATTACAAAAGATATCGTTGTAGAACCCGTTACAGGCGATCCTAGCGACCTTACAGAGGCAACCCTGTACCAAGATGCATATTCAAATAATATTGAAAAAGCATATGCTCCAATTACAGCAGTCCAACAAATCAATGCTGGTGCTGGAAAAACATTTTATAAACTTAGCATAGATAGCGGATATAATAGAGATACTAGAGTAGATGGTTCTATATATGGAGAATTTTCAGTAAACCCAAAAACAAAAATAATAGGAAAAGTATCTGCAGGAACTACTGTAGTGGATGTAGATTCTACAATTGGTTTTCCTAATAGCGGTGAATTATACGTAACTTATGAAGATGAAAATATTGGATTTGTTTCTTATACTTCTTCATCGATAAACCAATTTTATGGAATTTCTAATGTATCAGGAACAATCTTAGATGGAACCACTGTAGGGATCAATACTTTTGCATATGGAACTTCAGGAATAGATGGTTCAATAGTTAAGGTTAGAATAACATCTGTATTAGAAAAAACTAATTATCCCAATAATACCTTTGGACATTCCAAAAATGAAACAGGAAAGATTAAAACTTTAGGTTTTAAGGGTACTGATTCTAAATTTAAAAATTGGATTTATAATGTAGCACCAATTTATAAGATAAAAAGTTTTGATTTGATTGATGTATCAAATTTCACTTATAATGTTTCATTAGAAACAGAGCATTATTTTAACATAGGTGATTCTGCTCAAATTATTACTTCAGGTTTACAATTAGCTGAATCAATGACAACTAAGATTGTCAGTGTTAATTCAGAAACCTCTTTTAGTATTCAGGGACAAGGGCAACTTCCTCCAGAAGGTGTTTATAATATTAAGAGATTAATATTACGTTCTACTTCTAACTCTTTTCCAGAATCTTCAATTTATTCTACAAATGTTCAGAATGTTTATTCTAAACCTGTAGATATTCTTAATGGAAAACCATATAATGGTCCTTCACATTTTCACCCAAATACAGGTAAGAAAATGGTGGGTGCAAAACATGTAGACACACCTCATCAAACTCTTACTACCATTAAAGGTTTAGATAAGTTATTAGTTGCATCTTCTTCTATACCTTCTTATCCTTCTCAACCAATTAATGCATCTACTAGATCAATTTCATTTAAAGGAACTTTTGTAGGTGATGAATTTAATATTAGTGATTTATCTGATGGCACTATTATTGATGATCATGGTTTTTATACTGGAGATGAGGTATATTATACTCCAGAAACAATAACTTCATCTACAATTAGTCCTATTACAGGTTCAGTAGGAGTTACCACTTCTATAAACTATCTGCTTCCAAAAGAAGGTCTTTATTTTATTAAAAGAATAGATTCTAGAATAGTAAAATTTGCTGTAAGTGCATCTGATATTTACAATAATAAATTTGTTTCTATTCCTAGCACCACTGTAATAAATCAAGTAATAGAACCTTACAAATTTAAAAACAAGACCTTAGAATCTCAAAAATTATTCAGAGAAGTATGTCCACCTGAAGAGCATAGTTCTAAAACAAAAACAGAGGCAGGATTTACTGGTATATTAATTAATGGAGTTGAGATATTAAATTATAAATCTCCAGATATTATAAGATACGGTAAAATTGAAGATATTGAGATTTTAGCAGCAGGATCTAATTATGATATAATTAATCCTCCCAATGTAAATATCACAGATAATATTGGTACAGGTGCAACAGGATTTTTAGGTGTTTCTGGACAATTAAAAGAAATAAGAATAAAAGATAGTGGATATAATTATGCGAAAGCACCAAGGGTGACTATAACTGGTGGTGGAGGTGAAGGTGCAAAGGCTTCATCAAAAATGAAGTTAATTACTAATGAAGCACCATTTGTTGCTCAAGTTATTAATAACGTAATTAATGTTGGTTTAGGTGCAACTAATTCTACAATTGGATTTAGCACTTTTCATAGATTCAATCAAGGTGAAAAAGTAATTTATATTTCAAATGGACAAAAAGGAGTTGCAGGATTAAGTACAAATAATGTTTACTATGCTGGATTAAAAAATTCTACTAAAATTTCATTACACACAAGTGAAGAGGATGCATTTATTGGTATTAATACAGTTACTTTAACTGACTATGGTGTAGGAACTCAATTTATAAGATCATTTGAGAAAAAATTAGTATTAGACTCTTTTGTTATTGTTGACAGTGGATCTAATTATAGAAATAATAGAACTGTTGCTGTTGGTGTTAATACTTCAAATAATCAAATTAATGTTAATAACCATAATTATAATGATGGTGATATTATTAAGTATAATACTCTAGGAACAAAAATTGATGGATTAGATGATGGTTCTGAATATGTTGTAACTAAAATTAATGATGATAATTTTAAACTTTCTGCACTAGGTCCAATTGGAGATAAAAAGTTTAATTATACTACAAAACAGTATATTAATTTTATTTCAAAAGGTGTTGGAACTCAAGTCTTTAATTATCCAGAAATTAGTGTAACTTTAAGTGATGATGCAGATCAAATTCAAGGAAGAAAGTATCCATGCGAAATTGATCCTATTTTTAGAGGTAGCATAACATCTCTAAATTTAACAAATAATGGTGTTGGATATGGTTCATCTGAAATTATTAATTTTAACAGACAACCTTTAATTGAACTTTCTAATTCTATAAATGCTCAATTATCTGCCATTATTAATGATGGCAAAATAGTCGAAGTTCTTGTTATCAATCCTGGTTCTGGTTATGTTAGTTCTCCTGATATAATTGTTAATGGTAGTGGTATTGGTGCTGTACTTGTACCCATACTTGAAAATGGAACTATAAAAGAAGTTAAAGTTATTGATCCTGGTACAAACTACAGTCAAGACACAATCAATATTTCTGTTGTAACACCAGGAACTGGAGCAGAGTTTAAATCAAATATTAAGACATGGACAATAAACTTAGTTGAAAAAAATAGAAGTTCATTTACTGCTGACGATGGTTTTATTACCAATCCAAGAAATATTGATTTTGGACTTCAATATTCTCATTTATATGCACCTAGAAAATTAAGAGGACAAACATTTGCTGTCGGTATTAATACTGTTACAGGTGATGTTTTATATGGACAATCTGATTTACAAATTGTTAATGGAGAGGAATCAACATCTCAGTTCCATTCACCAATAATTGGTTGGGCATATGATGGAAATCCAATTTATGGACCATATGGATATACCTCTAAGAGTGGTGGATCAGTTGGTCAATTAAAGTCTGGATATGAAATTAATCTGTCTGATGAAAGACCTCCTAGCAATGTATTTCCTCCAGGATTCTTTATAGAAGATTATTCTTATGTAAAAACAACTGATGCATTAACCTTAGATGAAAATAATGGAAGATTCTGTGTTACTCCAGATTATCCAAAAGGAACATATGCATATTTTGCTACAATTACGCCTGGTCAATTATTAGATTCTGATGGACCTTTTGAAGGATTTAAGAGTCCTGTTTTCCCGTATCTTATTGGTGATAAGTTTAACTCAAAGGTAAATGAATTTAATTTGAAGATCTCTTCAAATCAAGATAATTTAGATTTAAATGAAACTGATTGGTCTAGAAATACAGATCCATATAATTTGATTGACGATACTCTTAGATATAACTATCTTTCTATTCCCGATGATTTATCACAAACTGTTGATGTTACTTCAGTGCTTCCAGGTTCTGTTGATAGTATTGGTATTAGCACAGGAGGAAGTGATTATAAAATAGGAGAGTTTGTAGTCTTTAAAAATAGTGATACTCAAGGTTCTGGTGCTAATGCAAAAATATCTAGAATTGAAGGAAAAACAGTTAAGTCTATAAGTTTAGGAACGACTAGTATTGATAGTGTTGAATTTTATTCAACATCAAATGGAGATTATGAAGTTGTTTCCTCTAATCCTCATAATTTTAAATTAAATGATCATATCATAGTTTCTGGATTATCTACAACTACTTCTAAGTTAGAGGGTGCATATAAAATAGGAATTACTACTGCTAATTATTCTCTGACTGGTGGAGGAAGAACTTCTGGGGGTGTTGGTGATATATCAGCAACTGGTATCGTAACTTTCTTTAATGTTAGTGGTAATATTGTTGCAGAACCAAATGATATATTTAAAATTGGTACAGAAGAAATAAAAGTTCTAAATCCAGAACCAACAAAATCTAGACTTAGAATTTTGAGAGGTCAAAACGGAACTGCAGGATCTTCCCATACAGTAACATCTACTCTCTTTGAACAGCAACGAAGATTAACAATAAACTCAGGATTCCATACAACAGATACTATAAAACGTAATACTGAAATTTATTTTGATCCTTCTGAGTCAGTTTCTGTTGGAGTTGGTATAGGAACTACATTATCATTCTCTAATCCTGGTGCTGGTGTAAGTGAACTTTTTGTTCCTTCAAAATCAATATTCCTCCCTAATCATAAATTAGAAACAGGAGATAAGTTAACATATAATTCTAATACAGGAACAGCACTTTCAGTTAGGTATAATGAAAGTTCTTCTATAGTTTCTTTAACTGATGGGCAAACTCTTTTTGCTGCTAAAATTACTCCAGATTTAGTAGGAATATCAACTGTTCTTGTAGGAGTAGGAACTACAGGATCATTTACTGGTATTGCAAGTGCTTTTAGTAACTCCTCTACTTTATTCTTTAGTGGAATAGGAACGGGAGTCTTTCATAGTTTTAAAACTAACTATAAACCAATAACAGGTAATATTAAAAGAAATTTAGTAACTGTATCAACAGCAAACACTCATGGATTAACCAGTGGTGATATAACTGATATTAAAGTAAATCCTTCTATTGGATCCACTTTCATTGTGGAGTATAACGATTATAATAGAAGAATTGTAATTAATCCAAGAGATTTTGATCTTGCAAGTGTAAACGTTGATACAAATACAATAACCATACCTGATCACGGATATTTTACTGGACAGAAAGTTATTCATACTGCAGCAACTCCTTCTGTTGGATTGGAAGATAATGCAATTTATTATGTTGTTGTAACTGGTGATAACACAATCAAATTATCACCAACTCTTTATGATGCAACTCTACTTAAACCAAATGTATTGAATATTACTGGTGCTGCTAATGGAACTATTGCTCCTATCAATCCAGCAATTAGTGCTTATAAAGATTCTTTAATTGATTTTAATCTTACAAGTCCTACATTATCATATCTTAAGTTAACAAGTCCATATTCTGCATTTGAATTAGATTTTTACACAGATAAAGAAATGACTATTCTTTGGAATAAGAGTAGTGAAAGTAGTTCATTTGAAATCAATAGAAGAGGAAGTGTAGGTATTTCTACAAATGCTAATGTAACTTTGGCAGTTAGTAAAAATTTACCATCAATTTTATACTATAAATTTAATCCTATATTTGAATCAGATGTACCTGATGTTAAAAAAGAAATTATAGTAGATACTGAAAATTCTTCAAATAGTGAAATACAAATAAAAAATAGTCTTTATAATGGAAAACAGCAAATTAATGTTGGTATTGGTTCTACTAATGCATTTACATATACGTTATCAGTAGATCCAGAAAAATCATCTTATATTTCATCTACATCTGAAATAGATTACACAACTAACTCAAAAACTGCTTTAGGTTCAATATCCAAGGTAGATGTACTTTATGGTGGTGGTAATTATTACAACCTTCCTGGTATTTCTACAATCACTACTTTATTTGGAAAAAATGCTATTATAAATGCGTCAAGTTCATCCATAGGAAAGATTAATAGTAATACTATTAAAGATATTGGATTTGATTTTCCTTCTGACAAAACTTTAAGACCTTCTTTAAGTTTGCCTCAAGTTATAGTAATTGACGCACTTCAAGGAATTGAATCTATAGGAATAACATCCGTTGGTCGTGGTTACTCTTCTGCACCTAAGTTATTAGTATTTGATGGTAAAACTGATGAGAAAGTAATAGGTTTAGATTTAGCGTATGATTTAGAATCATCTACGGTAACCATTTTATCTAACACTGCAGGAGTTAATAATACTCCACCAAAAGTTCTCCCTACAAAAAATAGTAACGGTGTAGGAATTAGTACTATTAGTTACAATTCTTCTACTAAAGATGTAACAGTTAGTCTTGAAGTAGGATTTGGAACTGATGATTCATTCCCATTTGCTTTTGGTGATAAAGTTCTGATTGAAGGCGTTAGTATTGGAGTAGGATCGGAAGGAAAGGGATATAATTCTGAAAATTATGATTATCAATTATTCTCTGTAGTATCTCTTGCAAAAAATCCAGGTGGTATTGCAACAGTTGGATATAATTTAAGTGAACATTTCCCTGATAATTTGACAACTCCAGGTAATATGGATGTTTTCAATTCTTCAGGTAGAATTATTCCAGAAAAAGATTTTCCTAGTTTTGATGTTAAATTAAAATCTAAAGAATATTTTATAGGGGAAACCGTTTCATCTAAGTCTGCTTCTGGTAAAGTTGAATCATGGAATTCTATAAATGGAATATTAAATGTAACTTCTGACAATGATTTTAAAGTTGGTGAACGTATTACTGGTTCAACATCAAACAGTCAAGGGACAGCATCAGAAGTAAATTCTTATAATTCCTTTATTGACTTAAATTACTTCTCAATAGTTAAAAATGGATGGCAAAGTGAATCTGGAGTTTTAAATAATAATTTACAAAGAGTTCAAGATAATCTTTATTATCAAAGATTTGCATATTCATTAAAATCAAGAGTTCCTTTTAGTACGTGGGAAGATATTGTTGGTTCTTTGAACCATACTTTAGGATTTAGAAAATTTGCAGATTTTCAAGCAGAATCTTCTAATGTAGGATCTTATGGTATAGTTGGTAGTCAAGTCTTATTTAATGCTGCTGGTGGATTTGACAAGACAGGTATTTCTACTGATAGTAGTGCTAATCCTCCTGGTGGACAATGGGTGATGTCTAGCACTCAAGGTAGTGCTAACGTATCACAATCTCCAATAACAGTACGTCCTTTAGAACCCTCTGCTATTGTTGATAGACTTCAAGATGTAATTGGATTTGGTAATTTAAATTCTGTACATGATTTTGAGATTGGTACTGAAAATACATTGAAAGTAACGTCTTCAGAAATAGTTTCTAATGAAATAATTTTATCTGGATCAAGAATTCTTACTGATTACTTTGAATCAATTGGAAACCGAGTTCTGACTATAGATGATATTAGTGGTCAATTTAATAGCAATCCAAGAACAACTGAATTTACCGTTGTAAGTAAGTTTAATTTAGAAGATACTAGATCTTTAAAATATATTACTTATGTTAAAGATAAGAGATTCTTCAATACAAGACAATTAATGATTGTTGATCTTGTTCATGATAATTATATTGGATATTTGAATCAATATGGTAGACTAGAAAATGTTCATGATTTAGGATCATTTGATTTCAATATTAGTGGAACTGAAGGTCAATTGCTATTCTTCCCAAATAAGAGTAAAGTAAATGATTATGAGGTTACTGCTTTATCATACAATATAAATGATAATTTATTGTCAGTAGGAAGCAGTGTATTTGGTGCTGCAGCAGAAGTTAAAACAAGCAGTGTGCAAATACCTGCCAATACTCCTACAACAATTGTAAGTATTGCTAGTACTTATCGTGCAGCAAAAGTTTTAGTATCTCTTACTGCAGATACTACAAGGATTGATGCTGGTGGAGAATTTGAGTTTGATGAACTTAACATTCTTAATGATGGAACAAATGTAGAAATACTTGAATATCCACAATTAATTACCAGCACTGGTTTAACCAATCCAATACCTGGATTTGGAACTTACTCTGGATATCTTGATGGTAATCTAGTGAAGATTGATTTCCATCCTCATAACAGCACTGCTGGTGTAGGAACTACTTCAATAGTTAATACCATTCAAGTTGCTATCAGCAGTGAAACTTCTACTGGAACTGGTGCATTTGATTTAAAACATGCCAGAATTGAAGGTAGATCAACAACTATAAGTTCTTCAGGTTCTCCAACTGAAAATGTTATTGGAAGTTATCCTGATGATTATGATGCAGCATATTTTATTGTTCAGATATCTGATACTACTAACAACACGTATTCCTTCTCTGAAGTAATTACTATTGATGATTATGATAGTGTTACTGATACTGGTGATACTTATAATACAGAATACGGTATTCTTGAGTCAGTATCAGGATTAGGAACTATTGGAACTCGTATAACAAGTGGTGTAGTGGAATTGGTATATACTCCAGTTCCTAGTATTAATGCTCATGTCAATGTATTCATGAATGCATTAAGAATCCAAGATGATTCTAGAGATGCAATAAGTCTTAATAATGCAACAATACAAACTGAGTATGGGGAATATTTTGGTACTGAAAGAGATATTAAGAGAGCATTTGAATTAAAGCATGAAACTAATCCAATATTTGAGAGAAGTTTTGAAGGAAATAATGCACAAGTTGTTGATATAACAAATGATCAACCCTTTAGTAATACTATTCAGATACCAAATCACTTCTTTGTTACTGGAGAAAAACTTACTTATATTCATGCTGGTGCTGGCACAACTCAAGCAATCGGAATAACTTCGACTGATTCATTTGTTGGGATAGGAACTACTGATAAACTACCTTCAACAGTGTTTGCAGTTAAAATTAGTGAAGACAAAATTAGACTTGCCCCAACTGCAAAAGATGCTCTTTTAGGAGTTGTCAATAACGTTGACTTTACCAGTGTAGGTATAGGAACATCTCATAGATTTGTATCAAGTAATCAAAACTCTAAAGTTCTTGTAACTTTAGATAATATCATACAGTCTCCTGTTGTATCTACTGCTATAACATCACATGTTATTGGTGAGGTATTTACTACTAGTGATATCATTGAGTTTGCTGGAATAACTTCATTCTTTGGTGGAGATTTGGTAAAGATTGACAATGAGATAATGAAGATTGAAGGTATTGGTGTTGGTAACACTAATTCAATACGAGTTCGTAGAGCATGGTTAGGAACATCTCTTGCTGGATATAGCACGGGTGATGTAATAACCAAAGTTATAGGTAATTATAATATTGTAGAAAATATTTTAAACTTCGTTGAAGCACCTTATGGACCTAATCCAATAAGCACTTCTACTAATCCACCAGATGAAAGAGATTGGACAGGGATTGCTACAGGATCTCATTTCCAAGGAAGATCATTCATGCGTTCTGGTATTCCTAATACTGAACAAGAAACATATTCTAGGAACTATGTCTTTGATGATATTTCATCAGGATTTACAGGAACAGAGAGAGATTTTATTTTAACATCTGCAGGTGGAACTGTAACTGGTATTGAAAATGATAATGCTATTATTTTAATTAATGATGTGTTCCAAAATCCAGGAAGTTCTAATGATTACATATTAGAGGAATCTGGTTCTACAGGGATTACGACTATCTCATTCACAGGCACAGCTTCTTCAATTGCAAATGACGTTAACACTTCAAATCTTCCAATTGGTGGTGTTATAGTTTCAGTAGGTTCTACTGAAGGATTTGGATACCAACCATTGGTCGCTGCTGGTGGAACAGCAGTTGTATCCGCAGCAGGAACCATATCTTTAGTTTCTATTGCTAATAGTGGATCTGGTTATAGATCAGGTGCTCAGGAAGTTAATGTTGGTATAAAAACTCAGAGTTTAACTGGTGTTAATATTGTTTCTATTGGAACAGCATCAGTTTCAAATGGAAACATTATTGGTGTTGCAGTTACTAACTCTCAGGTCTTTTATGCTCCAAGAATAGTTGATAATGCACTATATAACGAATCCACTGGAGAGTTAGTTGTAACCACTTCTTCTGCTCACGGATTGAATGTCGGTAGCGAAGTATTAGTATCAGGAATTGCATTTACTTGCACATATTCTAGTTCTGCTCCAAGAAACATCTCTAACTTTGTTTATGATAATGTTACTGGTATAGCAACAGTAACTACTACCAGTGCTCATGCTTTATCTGTAGGTAAGGATATAATCTTTACTGGAATAGCATTTACTTGCGGTTTAGATGGTGGTTCTTCTACTCATGTATATCCAAGAACAACTGATCCTCATTTTACTGGTTCAGTAGTTACTAAAATTATTTCTGTTCAAAAATTTGAAACTAATGTTGGTGTTTCAACTGTTCCTACTTTCTATCAGTCAGGTGGAACGGTACAAAGATCATTAATGACTCCAAGAGCAACTGATCCTGCTGCAAGCGGAACAGATGTTATAAAAATATTGAATCCTACTACATTTGCAGTAAATGTAGGTATATCAACTACAGCACATCTTTATGCTAGGGGTGGAACTGTTAAAATGCCAATGGATGTTGTTGTTGATTCTCCACTTTCATATTCAAATATTCCTTTACAATATAGTTCATCTTCTGTATCTGGAATTGGTTCTAATGCTGTTGTTGATGTAGTAGTTGGTAATGGTTCAAGTGTTATTGACTTTAAGTTAACGAATAGTGGATATGGATATGGTAATGGCGAAATTCTAACTGTATCTATAGGAGGAACCACTGGAATACCTACAACTTCGGGATACCAAGAGTTCCAACTTGAAATTGATAATGTATTTACTGATGAATTTACTGCTTGGTCAGTTGGTCAATTACTCGCATTAGATGATATTACATCTCTATTCAATTCAGATAGATTAACATTCCCATTGACTCAATCTGGAACACTTATTTCTATAAGAGCTGCTAAAGGATCTCCAGTAAATGTTGAAGATACTCTTCTAATATTTGTAAATGATATTCTTCAAGTTCCTGGTCAAGGATTCAAGTTTGATGGTGGAAGTACCATTACATTTACTGAAGCACCCAAACCAGGAGATACTTGTAAGATAGTATTCTATAAAGGTAGTGGTGATCAAGATGTTAAGTTTAGAGAGGTTGAAGAACCTGTTGAAGTAGGTGATACTTTAACATTAAATGCATATGATCCTATTCCTTCATATCTTCAAGAAGACCCAAGAACAGTAACATTGATTAAATCTACGAATAATGTAGATACAATTCCTTACTATGGACCAGGAATTACAGGAGATCCTAATCAAACAAGACCAGTCACTCTAAGTAGACAAACTGATGATATAATTCTCAACGGAAAAGAAGTTTCTAAAGATAGATCTTTCTATGAACCACGTATTAGACCTGCTGCATTTATTATAAAAAATGTTGGTATAACTTCTACTCAACTTTATGTTGATAATGTTAAACCTATATTTGATTCTAAAAATGAGACTGATGGTAGTGATTTAACTTTCCAAGATAAAATTACTCTGACATCTCAAGTAGGAAAAGAGGGTGCTACTGCTACATCTGTAGTATCTACTGGAGGAACTGTTAGTTCTATCTCTATTGTTGATGGTGGAACTGGATATGTATCAGCACCAAATGTGATTATTTCTAATGCTGTTGGTTTTGGTTCTACTGCAACTGCAACAGCATCAATTACTAATGGTTCAGTTACAAGTGTAACAGTATCATTTGGTGGTACAAATTATAATGAAAGTCCTCAAGTTCTTATTGAACCTCCTACTGTAATTACAGAAACTAATGAGGTTGATTCCTATATTGGTGATTATGGTGTTGTTGTTGGGTTTGGTACTACAACAGCAGGTACTGTGGATAAAATAATTATGGATCTATATATTCCCACATATTCTGATTTAAGACAAACAAAATATGTAGGAACTGCGATCACTGTTAGTTCTCTTGATCTTCAGGACTTCTTTATGGTTTCTGCATCTAATGCAGGAAGTGCTACAACATCTATAACTTCTAAAGATACTGATAATAATATAATTGGTTTAGGAACGCAATTTATTGACAACATATATCAAGTAAGTGCAGTAAGTACAATAGAAAGGGAAGTAGTTGGTGTTGGATCCACTTTTGTAAGAAGAGTTTTTGCAAATATAAGTGGACTCTCGACAGTCACATTTGGATCTGGTGGTATCGACTTTTCTTCTGATGCCTTTACCTTTGATGATGATGGTGAAGGAACAGGAAGCGGGTTCGCAGGAATCATAACTGCTTCTAATTACTTTGGTAATTACAGTTGGGGTAAGATTACCCTTAAAGGTAGATCTGAATCCAACGCATTTGAGGTTTATCCAACTAATGGAATAAGTGGAATTTCTACTTGGCCATTAGTGCAACGGACAAATCCATTGAAGTCTGTTAATTATATTATCTAAATACTTTTAAATCTAGTGCTCTATAAATGGCAAAGTTAGGAATATCAACGGGTGCAGCACCAGACGACGGCACAGGTAGTAGTCTGTTAGTTGGTGCTGCAAGAGTCAATAGTAATTTTGATGAACTTTATACTTTACTAGGAGCAGGTTCGACTACCAACCTAGCACCTGGTATTGTTACTTCTATTGTTGCTGGAGATAATATAAATGTTTCTGGATCTGGACAAGTAACAATTACGAGTTTAGCAAGTACCGCATTTTTAAATGCTGCTTCTTTAAATGTTTCTGGTATTTCTACTCTTTCAGATGATGTTACTTTCTTAGGTGGAGGACAAAATCTTTTATGGGATAAAACAGATAACTTACTTTGGTTTAAAACAAATACAAGCGGAGGTCAATCAGCTAAAGCTTGGTGGGGAGATGGTAGCAGTTATGGAAATCTTGAGATTTATAGACAGACTGGTGGACCTAACCTTATAACAAGTCAGAACTCTGATTTACAAATTGCTGCATTTAGTGGTGGAAAAGTAAAATTATTGTCTGGTGATGAGGTTTCTATTATTAATAGTGCTCAAACAACTGGATATTGGATAAGATGTAAAGAGAATACAAATATAAGTGATCAATATGTCAATCTTTATTATGGACATACTGGAACTGAGGCAAATGATATACGATTATCAACCACTTCTGGAGGAATATCTGTTAATGGGCATGTAGGTGCTTCTGGTTCAGTAACTGCTGCTACATTCTATGGTAATGGTGCAGGATTAACTGGAGTTGGTGGTGGTAGCACTTCATTCGTAAGCACGAAATCTTTAGTTGTTACTACTGGAATGAGCACAGTATCAAATATGCAAACTTTTGATGGTACTTATCATTATTATGGTGGTTCTGGTTTCGGTGCTGCACTTACTTTTGCTTCTGTTGGACGTAATGGTCAGGACTTAATAGTTCAAAATGATAATAAGATTTTACTAAGAAATGGTTCTAATACAAAATTAGAAGTGAATGTTTCTGGAACTATCGTAACTGGTGTTGCTACTGCTACTTCATTTAGTGGTCATGGCAATGATTTTGTTACATCACAGTGGGCAGTTGGTAATAGTGGTTCTAGTCACTATACCTTTACTGGTCCAGGTAATTTGAG